CGAACTCGATCGACTTGCCCACGAAGCGATTGAAAGAGGCGAAACTCTCTGATCTGGTTGTATTAAATATATTTAAAAAATTCCAAGCTGTTTACCTCAACAAGTGGACTTCAGCGCTAAATGGGATTGAAGAAATTGCAATGAATGAATGGGCTCAGGCTTTATCTGGCTTAACCCCTAATGATATTGAAAAAGGGCTTAATGATTTACCTGTAAAGTGGCCACCTACAGTATTTGAGTTTAGAGAATTATGTATCGGTCAGCCTGAAGAAAGAATGTTGGATGCCAGCCATAAGCCTGTTGAAAAAAGGCATGACCATATTCTTGAGTCAGACGAGACAAAAGAAAAACGGAAAGTGGCAGCAAAGTCAGCAGTAGCAGAAATAAGAAAAAATATTCGGAGAGCTCGTGGGTAGAAAAAAATACAGCGAACACGTAAACGGCAGCGGCCCAGAGAACTCAATTAATGAAGTTCCTCTGTGGCAAAAGCAATGTAGCGTATCAGGTTGTCATGGTGAAACTACCGTGGCCCTCATAACTGTAGGCACACCAGACTCAGAAAAAACCAGAACAGCAATATTTACTGACGTAGGCATCGTGAGACAAATAAACCATCAGTCAAGATTAGAGCTTAGAGGCAATTATCAATTTATTCGCTGGGTAACTCGATGTGCAACCTGCTTTATGGCTGAATCAATATCAACAAAATCACAACAATTAAACCTTCCAAGCGATAAGGCTTTCGTTGACAGCCATCGGGAAAATTTACGGAGAGCACAGCAATGAGAAATATCCAGATTAAATATGTAAATGATGATTTTAAGGATCAGGTGAAGCCTAAGTACATCACCCAAAATCAATTTCAGCTAGTGAATTTTAGCCAAGACAGCGTTTCAGTTCGTCCCGGCCAGAATATTCTCGTGAATACCGGCGTGTCGGTTTACATACCCATGCAAGATATGTGTGGTTTAGTCACCATGCACCCTGTTCTCGCCACTGAAGGTGGTCTTATTTACGGTGGAACCATGATTTTACCAAGCCAATACGAAAAACCGCTGGCTATCCGCATTGAAAATCGTCACCCAACCCAGATGTTGATTATCGAGCCCTATGCGCCTGTTGCAATGGTAACGCTAATGCCAACTGAAAAAGGTCGATTCACTGTTGTAGAAAAATTTAAGCCGATGAAAGATGGCGAAGATAAGTAATTACTAATTAACCGGGAGAATAGTTATGACTGAAGATAAAGCAAAAACTAAACTTTGCCCAAATCGAATATTTGTATCGGAGGTGAACGATGGTGTGGCTCACGATTTCTCGCCTTGCCTAGCTTCTGATTGCATGATGTGGGAGCCAGAGTATGAGTTGGTAAAAAAAGAAATCGGCGTGGAAGACGAGGTTCCTGAAGGCTGGGTGGTGCGAAGAGTGAACTTAGCCGAAAAAACGCGGACGATTCAAAGCTGGAGTCAAATTGAAAAAGGTGATTGTGGCCTAAAAGCAAAAGAGTGTGGGGGCAACTAATGAAACAAGAAGACGTACCCCAAACTGTAAATGAACTCGAGCCCTACGTGGCTTATGCTGGTGAAGTCATGCTAATCGGTGCCGATTGGTCACATCAAAACGGCCATACTGCCAAATTCATGTTTGAAGACTCAGATTTGGAGTCGAACCCCATGGCAGAGCATACGCTCAGACGTTCTAAGCGAGCCGGTACGCGATTCCACATAATCTTGATTGAGATACAGGAAGATGAGCAGGTAATCAATCAGGACAAGCGTGACGCTGTGGAGCAGGCAACTGATAGCGGCCCCAAAAAGAAAACGAACCGTGTCCGTAATGCAGCCATGCTCTGTCAGGATGAGGGTTTCTTAAAATACCTAGAAAGTTTAGGGCATGTGCGCGATAGTCAGTCGAGTAAATTTAAAAACGATGTAGCCAGTGAGTTTATTCGCAGAAAAGTGGGCATTCTCAGCCGAGCCGATTTAGGTACAGATGATGCAGCGTGGCAGCGGTATCAATCTCAAGTTATTCAGCCGTTCCATGAGTGGGAGAGAAACAATGAAACTAGCTAGACCCTTCAAAATAAAAGAAGACAGAAAGGGCCGATTGCAGGTTTTGTCAAGCGGAGGCGGCACACAGTCAAATTGCATGATTGTTCTAATTGCAATGGGGGCTTTACCAAAACCCGATCTCGTTTTAATGAGCAATACAGAGCGCGAAGCAAGTAATGTTTTTGAATACCAAAAAGAATTTATAAAGCCAATATGCGACAAAATTGGGCTTGAATATGTGATTGTGGATAAAAGCGATTTCACCGATGTAGATGTTACATATATATCAAAAGACGGTGATGAAACAACGCTGCCACCATTTTTTACAGAATATAATGGAAGGGACAAAAACGACCTTTGCAGCAAGCAAGCTGGGTTCTGTTCCTCAAAATGGAAAAGTGATGTTTTAAATCGCTACTTAAATGATCGCTATGGTGAAAAAGAATTAACTAAGCGAGGCGTTGATTATTGGATTGGCATGTCATTCGATGAAAGAAGCCGAGTTAAATATCCAGCAGGCAAATGGCAAAGGCGATACCCGTTGTTTGAGGCTCAGATATTAAGAGAGCAGTCCATAAAAATTGTTCAAGATTACGGCTTACCTAAACCGCCATTCTCCGCATGTTGGATGTGTCCGAACAGGCATGATGATAGGTGGTTATGGATGAAAGAAAACGTGCCGCAGGATTTTGCTGCGGCAGTAAAGTTTGAAAAAGAAATGCAAGTAAAGTTTCCATGGCTCTGGTTGCATAGAGCAGGTAAGCCATTAGACACTTTAGACTTTAGGTGCTGAGTAAATCAAACAAACAGATAGATATTTTTGAGAAATATTGTGATACGGGGATGTGTTTCGTGTGATTAGCGTTACTCAGCATCATACAAATGTGAGGGCCATGAATTGCCTCATATCAGAACGACCCATTGTGACCCTGCACCATTGTCACGGTGGCAGCATGAAGCGATTTGGCCAATTACGTGGAACTGGCCAGAAAGTAAGTGAATATTTGGTTATACCCATCCACGCTGATTTCCATGTTGGAGATTTTGGGTGTGACTCAGGCATGGGCATGATCACATGGGAAATGAAATTTGGTTCACAAGTAACAATGCTTGAGGAAGTCAGTCAGCACCTCGGGTATGACGTATTTGAATTAGCTGGCATTAAACTAGGAGAATCCTAATGTTGTTAGAAATAGAAAAGGTGCTCACAAAGATCACCAATGTAAATTTCCGCAAGGAAAATCACGGCAAAGACCACGTGCTCGCAGCAGACGTGAAGTTTTCAATGCCATTACCTGTCTCGATGATGCACGAATTGGCTGTTGATAGCCCTCCAATCTCGTTCTCTGAGTTTTTCTATGATGATCCGATTGCGGTTGAAGGCAGCACGATCCCTGATGAAACAACCAGCCGTAAGCGTGAACTGGGTATTAGCAGTATCGGTATCTCTATGGAGTTCTTCGGCCATAACCTGTCAATACAGACAGATGGTGAGCATACGCCAGCATTAGACTTTTCTGATGTGAAAATTAATGGCTTATCTATCGTGTTGGAGCAAGAACGCCAGATAACTTTATCAGGCCGATTCCAGTTTGAAGTGCCAAACGATGATGAAATGATTGGCCGATTAGCTGAGTTTATTAAAGCAGATGCTAAAATTACCATTACACCACCAGCTCAAGGTGATTTGGTTAATGATGCTGAAGCTGAAAGTAATGTGGTAGATTTTGAAGAAAACACCGATGAAGCTGATCCACTATATGAAGAAGCTAAAGGATTAGTCATTAATCGCCAGCGTGCCACTATTTCTCTTCTTCAGAAAGAATTGAAGATTGGGTATAACCGAGCAGCACGACTGATTGAAGCATTAGAAGCGGGTAATGTTGTTGGCCCACATCAAGACAAGGCCCCTCGTGATGTTTTGGTTCATCCAGCAATAGAAGCAATCGCTGAAGAGTCTGAACTTTAATAAATCTGGGTGGTGCAAGCTGCCACCCTTAACGGAGAACCAATATGAAAGAAACAATGGTAAAAGTACCCGGCTCAGAAAAAATGCTGAAGCAGGTATCGCTTGAGCCTGCTGATTTGGCTCGATACAAGAAGATTCTCGATGAGCATTTGCACTGGCTGGCTGTTGCTCGCGACTTTTTCCCGGATTCGGCCCACTTAAATCAGGCAATGATTGATCTTACTGCCATAAATAAAGATATTAAGGAGCTGATTCACTATGGCGTGCCAACCGAAGTAGAGGCTGGGGGCTAATGGGCTGGAACCAAAAAAGAAAAGCGATTAATTCTAAAAAATGTGAGTTTAATGGCTTCAAGTTTGACTCTCAGACTGAAATGAGTCGATACATGGAGCTGATGATGCTGGTGAAGATTGGTGATGTTAGAGATTTAGAGGTTCACCCCTGCATTCGTATTGATGTTGATGGTGTGCATATTTGCAAGTACAACCCAGACTTTAGATACAAAAACAAGCTTGGTGAAACCATAGTTGAAGACGTGAAGGGCAACTGGAAGAACAAAAAAGCCTTCCATGCAACAACTAACTGGCAGATATTCAGGTTGAAGTGCAAGATGCTCAAAGCAATTTATGGTATCGAGGTGCAAGTGCATTATGGATAAAGGTGAAAAGCAGAGAATGTCGCTGGAACGTGCAATTACGCTACTGAAGGACAAAGCAGAAAACGAACCATGCTCTTGTGATGATTCGCACACGTGCGACTCGTGCAATGCAGACAAGGCTCTGAGAGAGGCTGACGCCATCATAAGAAGGGCCTTATAGTGTTTAAATTGCAACATGATCAGCTCTGCCCGGTATGTGAAAGCCACACAATTACCTATAATCGTGGAACGGCGATTGAAAACAGAACGATATTGTCCTGTGGAATATGTGGCCACCATTACAGCGTGCTCCATGGCACAGAAGATGACGATGTTGGGATGATAGGTGGCTGGGTGTACCTTAAAGCGGTATGGATAAAAGGGGATTTTTTAGTATGCCTGTTGTGAAATACAAGCGAATTGATTGGTGGCAAGTTATCGGTAACATATTGATTGCAGTATGTTTTCATGTGTTATTCGGTGCAATTTCTGCTATAGTTGATATGGTTTAACGGAGAACCCAGATGATAAAAAATATATATGGATCACCTCGTTATGAGGTCGAATTTAAGAATGGTGAAATACTGCCGTTCCCAAATGGTTACAACGACCACCGAGTAAAGGCTGTCACTGTCGATAATACGGTAGTCCTCACTCACCCAGCTCACCCCCCAGTAGCCCTGAAGAAGAATGGCTGGGTTGAAATACACCCAGACCTCACCACCACCCAGAAAAACTTTATCTTTCCAAGAGCAAACGGAAGGAACGAGGTTTATGGTGATATGTCAGGCCCATTCAAAACGGTTGTGTGGTTCGCTCTAGGTAATAACCCCAACAACCCTAAAGATACGAAGTGGGCAAGACCATGAGCGCTTGGATAGATGTAAAAGATAAAAAGCCGCCGACAGATGAGCCAATTGTTTATGTAAAACCAAAGGACGGAGAAAGATTTTGCGTTGGAATAGCTTACTGGACGGTGAGTAAAAAATGGAAGCCTGAAATGGAGAGCACACAAAACCTTTCTGGATTCACTCACTGGATGCCGTTGCCGGAGCCACCACTATGAGCTTATTAATATCAGCCAGTGCGCTCATGCACATTCAGCAGCAGTTTGGGGATAAAGCAAGGTGCGAAGTTACCTTTAGAGATAACGAGGCAACCATTGTTGTTGATGATGGGGTTAGACGGTACCAAAGAATTTACGATAGTAAGGAAGTTTTCCAGATGTCATCAGGGCAAATACTGATGGACTTCGAGAAAGCCGCAAAACACTATTTTGCAGGTAGCGAATAACGACAATGGCAACTAGCACCCCAGAGCTTGATAAGATAAAAAATGCAAGACATCGACGGTATGTATTAGAGTTCGCTGCACTTGGATTTAAGAACCAAACTCAGGCTGCAATCGCTAGTGACTACGCAAAAGGCTCAGCTCATGTAAGAGCAAACAAGATTATGGCCCGTATTGAGATTCAGACTGCAATACAAGAGCAAAAGGAATTTCTATTATCTAAAATCGAGTCCGAGCTGGACATGGAGGCCACTGACATTATGCGTGAAATGGCCATAGTCGGTGGAAGCTCAATAGCAGACTACTTATCTTTCAATAAAGAGGGGGTAGAGATTAAAGACTCTAATGATATTAACCCTCACAAATTAAGGGCTATTAAATCAGTCAAAATAAAGAAAAATAAGAATGGCTCAGAAATAGACTTAGTTCTTCACGATAAAGTGAAAGGATTGGAGCAATTAGCCAAAGCAAAAGGCATGTATTCAGATGTGGATACGTCGATTAAAGTTGAATTAGTAATTACTGGGAGAGAATAAATGATATACACGAAAAGCATATATTTTCTTCTGGCGCTTAATGTTGGGATGCTGATTCTTGTTTTAGTAAATCCGCCACCAGCAAAGAAATGTAATGTCAACCAAGTATGTGAATGTCAACTAACCGGGAGAGAGTGATGAGTGATTCAGTATTAATACCAAAAGATGAGTGGATGAAGAAGCGTGGGTTTAGCCTTATGGGTGCCACCGCCTTCGATAAGCTATGGGGTGAGTATGAGATTCAGACTGAAGCGTTGCTAAGAATGCAGCGTGCTGTTCTTGAGCGACCAATTACAGCCACGGAAATAAAAGAGCGTGAGCGTTTGTTTTTTGCCAATGAGGTAGCGTTATCGACAGTAAACAAAGGCGAATATGAAGATGGCCTCATGTGCGAGCGTTCTGGTAAAAATACTGAGAGCATGGAACGATGTGAATTGATTGCCTTTATTGGAATGCTTGATGGCTTAGCTACAGACAGACAGCATGGCCTCGACAAAGCCATTGAATTACTCGAAGCATGCACTGAAGACCTGTTCATTGAAGGGTGCGATAAGCAGCTTGAAGATGCTGTTGATAAGTTCCTGAGTGAGAACAGCAAATGCTCAACTAATTGCACAGAATGTAAGAATTGCCCTACATCATTGAAAGAGCAGGCGGTGTGATATGGGTTTCGAGGAGTGGTACAAGAAAGAAACAAACGATGATGGGCATGATGATTTCTGGACTAAAGCTGGGTTAGAAGGCGCGTGGAATGCGGCAATCGCTGAAGCTGTTGAAATGACGTGCTGTAACTGTGAAGGCGATACGTGCGAAGTCCATAGAAAGCTCAAAGAACTTAATCGCTCAACCGAATGCAGGCATGGCGAATCAATGGAAGGCTGCTGTAATGCCTGTGCTGATTCAGGTAATGATCCACGGAACGGTCCTACATCGGCCTAGATAGAGGAAAAGAATGATGACTGACTTCGAGAGAGGCGTATGTGTTGGGGTTATTGCCGGGTTAATAGTAGCAGCAGCATGTTTGATTGTATTTGCCAGAGCTTATTTGACCGTTGCCTGATTGGTTGACCCATTGGCTCTGGGAGTGGGGTGATATCGCCTCATTCATAGCATTATGGGTATTGTGTGCCATTATATTGAATGCAATCTTTAGGAGAGCCCAATGAACAACAACAAGATAATCAACATAGCCAACCACAACATCAAGAAAGCTCACGATGATGTAAGTGAACGCTTACTGAAGGCAAAGAATAGCAAGAAAGAAATGCCACCAGCCAGAGTGACCGTATTCACCCGTGATGGCATTGTGTACCTGTCACATCAGAACATGATTATGGGATTCACCCCAGAGGATGCCATTGCAATTAGCGAAGCGGTAATGACCGCAGGCTGGGAACTTAAAACTGAAATGGAGAATGAAAATGTCGAAGAACGAGAAAACACCACCAGAGGCGGTGAAAAGTCTGGAGAACCTACTGAAAATGAAGGTTGCAGCGAAGGACAAGAACAGAAAGAAGATTGAAATTAGCCCAGACTTCCGTGTAAGCGTGAATGATGGTCGTAATGGTGCGGTCCACATGATGATTCATGCTGATGGCCATGATGGTGACACGCTGGATTTCACTGTTGTCGGTAATAAAGTTATCCCGTGGTTCACAAATGTTGATGCTTCAGGCATGAATTTAGCTGAGGCTCGTGACTGCTTGCTTCGCGGTGATCGTGTTGGTCGTGAAGGATTGGGTGGCGTGTACATAGAAGCTCAAATGCCAGATGAGAACTCTAAGATGACTGACCCGTACATCTTCATTAAAACGGAAGATGGCTCTACTATCCCATGGGTGTGCAGTCAGGCCGATTTCTTTGCCGGTAATTTCGTGATTATTCTTGAGAATGATGACAAACCAGCTGGTACGCAAGGTACAGATGGCTCAGACCCCAAGTAATGAAGTAAAAACGCACCGCATTAGTTACGACTATGCGGATGCGCCAACCCTTCTGGCTTTCTCTAAGGATGAGACAGCGGTGCGTGGCATCATGGGGCCGTTTGGTTCTGGTAAGTCATCAGCGTGTGTCATGCAGATTGTCATTGAGAGTCAGGAACAGGAGCCGGGGCAAGACGGTATACGTCGAACCCGGTGGGCCTGTATAAGAAACACCTATAAGCAGCTTGAAGATACAACGATTAAGACGTTCTTCGAGTGGCTGCCACCGATGTTCTGTGGCAAATACGACAAGACTCGACACAACTACCTCATCACCTGCTTTGCTGGCATGGAGATTGAGATACTGTTCCGAGCATTGGATAGACCCGATCATGTATCCAACCTGCTTTCCCTCGAATTAACATCAGCATGGGTGAATGAGGCCCGTGAAGTGCCTTGGGCATTGATTAAAGCATTGAGAGGCCGTATTAATCGCTATCCTTCAAGACGTGATAATGGCCCCGGTGCAACTAAACCAAGAATGATAATGGACACTAACCCACCCACCCCGCGTTCATGGTGGTATCAGGTGTTCGAGGTTGACAAGAAGCCCAACACAAAACTCTTTAAGCAGCCCGGTGGTATTGATAAGAATGCTGAGAACACATCACATCTTGGTCCTACTTACTACAAAGATATGGCTGATTTGTACGATGAAGACGAATTAAAGGTCTATCGTGATGGTGAGTATGGCTTTATTAAGTCAGGCAAGCCGGTATATCCAACCTATCGAGACAATTTGCACTCTCGTATTGGATTATCTCCGATACCGGGCATCACTATCATACGAGGCTGGGATTTTGGTCTAACGCCAGCTGTAGTATTAACTCAAGTCACACCTATGGGCCAGCTTCGTGTTCTCCGTGAGTACATTACGACACGAGCAGGCATTGATGATTTCTCTGATGAAGTCATTAAAGATATGAATGTTAGGTACAAGGATTATGATTTTGAAGACTACGGTGATGAGACTGGCCGTAATAAGAACGATAACAATGAGACAAGCTGCTTCGATGTGCTGGATGCCAAGGGTATATTCGTCATTCCTGTAAGTAATGTCCTACAAAGAAGGCTTGAATCAGTACGTCGAGGCTTGAACACGCTGGTTGATGGTGAGCCTGCTCTGGTTGTTGATAAAGAGAACTGTCCTACTATCCGTGAAGGTTTCACAGGTGGCTATAAGTACCGTAAAATATTAACAAGTGGCGGTAACGATGAGCGGTTCCAAGAAGAGCCCTTGAAGAATGAATACTCTCATCCCCATGATTGCCTGCAATATATTTGTGTGATTGTGTTTGGTGATTACCTTGAAGGAATAGTAAAACAACACGAAGTCAATAGTAGAATTGACAATAATCGCGCTCATGGTCAGAATGATGACGTATGGACTGATAATGACTATACTGACGAGCAACAGGATACCGATTTCGATCCATTTCAATTCTAAGAGGACAAGACGATGGCGTTAGGTGCAATGATAGCGACAGGCTTGGGTTCATTATATACAGCCAGAGAAACAAGAAAGCAGCGCAAGGGTGTTGAGGCAGAAAGAGAAGAAACTAGAGTCAAGCTAAAGGCTGACGAAGCAAAGATGGAAGCCGAGATAGCAGAGCAAACAGCTCAACAAGCAAAAGATTTGGAACTTCAGAAGGCAAAAGAAACCCGCAAAGCTAAGCGTGGTGCCAGTGGTTACGCTGGTTCAGTGCTAACATCAGGCATTAAGCCTGAGTCTGCCGTTACTCGTCGAGCCACATTAGGGGTAGGATAATGGGTAGCACTCGCGCTAATGGTGAACAGATTGTCCAAGGTTATAATCATTTAACTGGTGCTAAGGACTCACTCACCAGTCATTTTCAAGATATTACTGATTTCGTTGTTCCATCTAAGACAGATGTAACGAAAACAAACAGCACGCCTAACACCCGCACATCACGCAGACGCTACGATTCCACAGCAGTACACTCGAACATACTTTTATCTTCATCTATCCATGGCAACCTCACTAGTGATGCGAGCCAGTGGTTCTTGATGACGTTGGGTGATCATGTGCTTGCTGAGCATAAAGATGTAAGAGACTGGCTAGAAGATTGTAGTAAAAAGCTATTCTATAACTTGAATGGCTCATCATTCAGCAATGAAATGCAAGAAGGGTACGAATGCCTTACAGGTTATGGCACTACCGCTATCTTTGCTGGTGAGAAAATTGGTGACAGAGGCATTGTGAAGCACACCTTTGAGACAATCCCAATGCGCCAATATGTCTTCTCAGAAGGTGACGATGGCGTATCAGATAGGTTTTATCGAAAGTACCCACTAACAGCGCATCAAGTTTTCGGTAAGTGGGGCAATCACCCGTTCTTCAAAGGCTTAACTGATGAAATGCGTAAGGCAATCGAGTCAGATAAGCCAGCAGACCGTGACAAGACATTCGATATTGTTGTTTGCATTATGAAGCGCGAGCAATATGACCCTAACGCCAAGATTTCCCTTGACTTTGAATACATGCACGCCGTTGTAGACCAGAAAACCAAGAAGGTATTGGTTGAGTCAGGCTTCCATGAGAACCCAGTCATGGTTCCACGTTGGAGAAAGACAGCTGATGATAATGGTTGGGGTACAGGTGTGGGTGCTACGGCATTGCCTGACATTCAATCTCTAAATGAAGCCAAGCGTTTAGGTTTCCAAGCATGGGCTAAAGACTTAAATCCTCCGTTAGTAGCGACTCACAAAGGCGTAATTGGTTCAATTCGAACCGGTGCTGGTGGTGTTATCTATAAACGCCGTGGTGCTGAGTTAGCTCCATTACAGTCTGGTGCTCGTTGGGATACAACTCAGTTTAACTTTGAAGAGTTACGCAGACAGATTCGAGGCTTGTTCTATACCGATCAGCTTCAACTCCATGAATCACCCGCCATGACTGCGACTGAAGCACAGATTCGCTATGAAATGATGATGAAGATACTCGGCCCAACCTACGGACGCTTGAAGAAAGAGCTTTATAACCCGTTATTGTATCGTTCATTTAACATTTCGTTACGTGCAGGTCACTTCTTGCCGCCACCTGAAGTATTAGTGCAGGCAATGGGGCAACCTAACCCACCAAAACTTGATGTTGAGTACCGTTCACCAATGGCTAGAGCTCAAAGAGCTGATGATATTATGGCTATTGAGCGTGTTTACGGTATCGCTGGCCAGATATTCGCTGTGAAACAAGACCCTGCAATATGGGATCAGCTTAATGATGATGAAGCCGTTAAGTTAGGCGCTGAGATTTCTGGGTTACCTTCAAAAGTGTTGAATGGCGAAAAAGTTGTGAAAGGCAAGCGTGATGCTCGTGCAGCAGCAGCGAGTGAAGTGGCAGAAGATGAGCGTAAAACAAGCGACTTAGATAATGCAGGTAAGGTTGTGGATATTCAGACCAGAGCGCAGGCATAACACCCGGAGAACCCAATGGATACTGAAGAAAAGGCGATATTTAAAGCCTATGAAATGACGTTCAATCGTAAGGAAGGCAAGCTGGTATTAATGGATTTAGAGGCCGCGTATCTCGATAGCCATAATCCAGATGTTTTAGCCCAGCTTGAGGATATTCCTCATCCGTACAAAGAGTACGTGCTTAAAGGCACTCGACTTGTTGTGCGGAACATAAAGGCAGCCATGGAACTATCAAAACAGCCAGTGGAGACAGAAGATGGCGGTAATTCATCTTAAACATCGTGTAGGTCAGCCCCAGCGTTATTCCTGTCTTACAACAGATACGTTCCCAACCGAAGGCACTGAAAATGAGCTTGAGCCGGGTGCTTTACTGTATGTCATTAATGTAACAACCCAAGAATGTGATCATTACGAGTGGACGAGCCTTAAATGGCAGCGAACCCATTATCGTGGGTCAGCTAATATCCATGACGCAGACGTGCATAACTCACCAGTAAACGAATATTTCCATGAGCATACAGGCATAATCAGCACGCTATCAGTCGCAACCGTTGGAAACGAACATCAAATCACAGTAGCAAATGGCTCGCTATATTCAGCGGGTGATGGGGTTCAAATCGGGAACGGCATTAGAGAGCTTACCCACCCCATTATCACCAATATCGCAACCAATGTGCTTACGCTCGACAGGCAAATTGACTTTGTTCATGCCGTTGGGGTTGAGGTTGAGATTGTAGAAAAAGATATGAATGTGCTTGGCACCATGGCATCACCAAGGAAATTCAAGCTGATACCAGAGCCGGGCTCAGTTTTTCATATCACAAGAATATTAATAACCATCACTCATACAACAGCTAGTGATTTAGGGTTGTTTGGAAATCTATCAAGATTAGCTAATGGTGTAGTCCTTAGAGTGTACGTTGGAGGGCAATACTACACTTTCACAAACTGGAAAGCGGCTAGTGAAATAAAGGATGACATGTTTGATGTTGAGTTTGATACCCGCTCATCAGGTGGTGGAACTTATGGTACGTCATGCCGTGGCTCGTTCGATAGAATTAAAGTTGCAGTAAGATTAGACGGTAGTGACAGCGATTACATGGAGGTATATGTGCAAGACGATCTCTCGACATTGCTTTCGTTTAATATCAAAGGCCAAGGCCATTTTGAATAACGTGATACAATTAATAAAACCAACTAGGAGAACCTAAATGAATATAATTAAATACCGATTAATGGATGAAGAACCCGGAGCAGGTGGTGGCGAAGGTGGGGAGCCAGCAGCAGCGGCACCCGATTGGCGTGAATCTATCCCGGCTGAATACAAAGACTCAGCTATGTTTGCTGAAGATCAAGTAAAAGATTTGCCAAGCCTGATGACTCAGTTTGCTAACTCTCAGCAATTATTGGGTGATTCAATTCGGATACCCGGTGAGAACGCTGATGATGATGCGCTTAACCGTTTCAATGAAAAGCTCTCTGGTGTTAAAGGTGTAACTCGTATCCCCGGCATGGATGCGTCCGAAGCTGAAGTGAGTGAGTTCTTTGCCAAGCTAGGCGTGCCTGACACAGCGGCTCAATACGAAATGTACGCACCAACAGATGAAGAGGTGCCTCAAGGTTTAGAGCTTGATAACCGGCTTGAGAATGGGTTTGGTGAGATTGCACATAAGTTGAATCTTACACCCGGTCAGGTGAAAGGGTTGTCTGAGTGGTTCACCAAGGACACCATTGAAACCGCTAAAGGCCAGATGGAAGCTAAAAACACTATGCTTGCAGAGCTGCAAAAAGAATACGGCAATAACTTTGAAGCGCGCATGTCATTAGCTACCACTGTTATCGAGAAGTTTGGTACCAAGTATGCTCTCGAAGATTTGAAGGGTGACTTAGGCAATAATCCCGGCTTAGCTATGATGTTGGCTGATATTGGGCTGGCTACCACTGAAGACGGTATGATGCGATTAACCCCTGAAGGCGGTGAAATCACGAAGTCAGCAACAGAAGTGCAGATGGAAATTGATGAGTTAATGTCTGATAAAGCATACGCAGACAATAAAGCTGATAACCATAATGTTGTAGTTGCCAAGGTTAAGAAGTTATTTGAACAGCAAGAGCTCATCAAAAAGCAGGCTCAAGCTTGACAGTAACCACTAACTGGCATATAAGTTGTTTTACAAATCCCTTCATTGGATTGTAGCTGGATAAAGAGAGCGGTTCCTCCCGGGGCCGCTCTCAATGTTCAATCAGGTAGCCGCAAGGTCTGACAAGCTCACCGATGACGTTAGCTAGCGAATAGCTAGGATAGTCCGAATTACCGGGTAGCTTCCGAAAAAAGAATGGGCATAGTGCCTTAATTAACTTTTTTGGAGACTACTAATGAGTTATTCCATACCCGAAAATCATGTGCAGCAGTTTAAAGCGAACCTTCGCCTGTTATCACAACAAAAATCTTCCCGCTTACGCCGTACCGTCCGTGACGATGGTGACATTGTAGGTGACCGCGTGCATTTTGACCGTTTAGCGGCTTCTGAAGCACAACGCATTACTGACCGTCATTCTGATACTCCGTTGAACAACAGTGATCACTCACGCCGTTCCGCGTTTATGTATGACTATGACTGGGCTGAATTAGTTGATAAGCCTGACCGCTTAAAGACGTTATATTCTCCTGATAACTACTACGCCATGAATGGCCGCGCAGCATTAGGTCGTGCTCAAGATGATGAGATTATCTCAGCTTTAGGTGGCAACGCTTATGGCGGTAAAGATGGCTCAACAACAATCGCATTTAAAGCAGCTCAAGTGGTTGCTGTAGATGATCACACGTATGACTCTGCTTCTGGTAACGCAGGCATGAGTATCACTAAATTAATGGTGGCTCGTGACATTATCTATGGTGCTGATGTTGATGAAGACCAAAAACTTTATTGTGCATTGACACAGAAAGCATTGTCTTCACTTCTTTCAGGTGACAGCTATCGTGCTGCAAACATCGACTTCGCGGCAGTTAAGGCTCTCGTGAATGGCGAAATCAATACTTTATTGGGTATTGAGTTTGTTCGCATTGAACGCCTTATCGCTGACGCTAACACTCACCGCGAGTGCTTTGTGTACACTGAGACTGGCATTGGTGCTGGCACACCAGCTGACATTACAGTGGATATTGGCCCTCGTCGTGATAAGCGTAACTCAACACAGATTTACGCAATGATGAGTTGTGGTGCTGTTCGTGTTGAAGATGAGCACGTAGTTAAGATTCTTTGCGCTAGCAACTAATCTGGTTCCCGGTGTAAGAGCCGGGTACTTTGAACCCTTTTTAGGAGAATTATCATGGCAGTAGTAGATCAAGATTCCACCCAAATCGCTAACGAGTCAGCAACACCGCCCGTTAAAAACGATTCGTGTGATGACCGTGGCCGCTTACGTGTAAAGCGTTTCGACCTTGTACAAAGTGGCGCTGGTGATGCAACCAGTATCCAATCAGTTTTTAAGATTCCACCCGGTAAAGTGAATATTCACTTAGCCTTATCTCGCATTGCGTTCAGTGCCTTTGGTGCTTCTCGTGTGCTTGATATTGGTCATAGTGGCTACACTGAGCCAGATGGTGACGTAATTGCAGCAGCAGATGCGGCATTCGCAAATGATATTGATGTATCAGGTGCGGGTAATGCAAATCCAACAGGCGTTGTTGGTGGTGATGAAATCTTCCAAGTTAATTCAAAAAATGGAACGACTATCATCTGCACTGTAGCTGGCGGCACTATCCCGGATGCAGCAACCTTAGACGGTTGTTTCTATATCTCGCAAGACTAAGGGTTCTCCGATTCTTGTCTGCAAGGTGGAGGGTAGTAGGGAGTAAGCCCCTTCTACCCTTTTTTAAATTTGGGAGAGTGATATGGCCTCTGATAGTGAAGTTTCAATCTGCAATGGTGCATTACTGTTGCTCGGTGCCGACCCAATAGGCTCAATAGATAGCCCTGAAACCGATAAAGAACAAATCTGTGCTCAGATGTACCACAGCACTCGTAATACCGCGTTACAAGCCTACCCATGGAATTTTGCTGTAAAGCGTGCAACCCTCACCAAAGATGCCGCAGCACCCGATTATGGGTTTGCCTATCAATATGATTTACCTAATAACCCCTATTGCCTTCGTGTATTAAGATGCCATGAACCTGAGATTGTCTTTCGTGTTGAAGGTCGTAAGCTATTATCTGATAACAGTGCGATTAAGATTAAATACATTGCCCGGATAACCTCTGTGGCTGAAATGAGCGCTATGTTCCGTGAAGCCTTCGAACATTTACTGGCTTGGAAGATGTGCTATGCCGTTACGGGCTCAACATCATTACGAAAAGATTTAATGGTTTCATATAAGGAAATCCTGATTGATGCTGAAGACATTGATACTCAGGAAGGTGTGAATGATCCAAATGAAGAATATGGTGAGTTCAATGATTTATTAGATGTTCGAATTGGTGGCGGCGTAGGCCGTAGTCATACCTAATGGCCAGAGTCGCACCCATACAGAACAGCCTTGTCGGGGGTGAAATATCCCCCCGTCTTTATGGTCGAAGTGATACCGAGAAGTATCATGCAGCTGCTAAAGCGGTAGCGAATGCGATTGTTGCCCCCCATGGGGGTGCTTACAGTAGACCCGGCTTCTCATTTGTTCACGAAACGAAAGATTCTACTAAATTCTCCCGTTTAATTGATTTCGAATTTTCAGATCAGCACGCTTACGCCATTGAAATGGGAGAGGGTTACTTCCGCTTCTATAGGGATGGCGGCATTATTGTTGATGGCAGCAGCGTTATTGTTGAGGTTGCCAATACTTACCTAGAAGCTGATTTGCGTGATATTCAGTACGCTCAAACAGCCGATCTTATTTATTTGGTGCATCCAGATTACCCGGTGAAAGTATTATCTCGATTCAGTCATATTAGCTGGACGTTCACAGATGTTGCTTTTGTCGATGGTCCTTATAACCCAAGAAATTATGATGGCACCTTTATTCTGACTACTACCGGCACATATACTGTGGGTGGTACTTGTACAATTACAGCTACCGGGACTGGATTCACTCCATTCACCGCTGCAAATGTGGGTGAGCCCATCCGATTACAGGATGAGGCTGACACTTCAAAGTTCTTCTGGGCTGAGATTGTGGGCTTTACCAGCTCCACCATTGTTACTGCTACCGTCAAAGTCGCTGTTCCAACAGAATTACAGGCCAAGCCATCGTATAAGTGGAATATGGATGCGTTTACCGCAGCAAATGGATACCCAGCCACCGTGGGCTTGTCGGGTCAGCGTGTATGGTTTGGTGCAACAACAGCAAAACCTCAAACATTCTGGGGCTCTGTGCTTGCTGATCTCAATACGTTCTCATTGGGTACTGATGCAGATTTATCTATCGTTTTTACATTGGCAGCTAAGAAGCCTCACAAAATCCAATGGATAGCTGGCTTAGGTCGTGGCTTAATGGTTGGGACTCGTGGTGGTGAGTGGAATATTCACGGTGGCGGAAGCCCTATTACCCCAACAAACATTCAGGCAGACCCAGAAACATCACGCGGATCAGACAGAATCCAGCCTATTGAAGCCGGTTATGCTTTGTTAATGGTGCAGAAGTTTGGCCATAAGCTGCGCGAACTGAAAACAGACTTCGAAACCTCTGGCTACATTGCGCCTGATTTAACGATTATGGCTGAACACCTCGCTAGAACATCAAAGATTGTCGATATTGCTTACCAAGCAGAACGTGAGTCTGTTGTCTGGGCTATTTTAGATGATGGCAGCTTGATTGGTATGACGTATGAGCCAGAGCAGAAGGTAGTCGCATGGCATCATCACGATACTCAAGGCACCTTTGAAGCAATCACCTCTATTCCCGGCACTGATGCTGATGACGTTTATGTGGTTGTGAATAGAACAATTAATGGCACAACCAAACGATTCGTTGAGCTAATGATGCCAACTGTATTCGATGGCATCCACAATGCCTTTTATGTGGATTCTGGTCTGACTTATACCGGCCCCGTTTATACTGTTACTGCTATTTCTGTTGCTAATCCTTGTGTTGTTCGTATTGATATTGGCTCTGAAGCCTACTCATTTACAGGTGATGGCGATCAATCATTGCAATTCTCTGATGTAGAGGGAATGACTGAAGTAAATGGTGATACTTACACCATTCAATCTTCATCTTTAGTGGGTGGCACTGTTTATGATGTGACATTGAACCTAGATTCAACTGAATATACCGCTTATACCAGCGGTGGCGCTGCCCAATATGGCATTAAAACTGTGACTGGCATGACTCACCTTGAAGGAATGGAGGTGGTCATCTTGGCTGATGGTGGCGTTGAAGATACTCAGGACGTGAGTTCTGGGTCCGTGACATTAAGCGAGCCTGCTGCCGTAGTTCATGTAGGCTTGAGTTATACGCCTAAGATTGAGTTCCTAGAGCCTGATTCTGGGGCTCAGAATGGCACCTCCATGGGTAAGATAAAGCGATATAACAACATTAAGGTATTATTATCTGAGTCAGCTGGGTGTAAAATCAACGATCAAGAAATCCCATTCCGTAGAATTAACGATGAAATGGGCAAGCCGGTTGAATTATTTAGCGGCATCAAAAGTGTGGAGAACTTGGGATGGGACAGAGAAGCGTTAGTAACAATAGAGCAGCCCCAACCATTGCCAATGAACGTATTGATGATGACTGGAACCCTAACGACAAGCGACTCCTAAGACGTTATCAGTACGGTGACGAGAAGTTGTTAATAGGCGTTATGGGTATTCGGGGCGAACAAGCCTGTGCAATAACCAACGATATTAAATTTAATGTGGAAATGGGAACGAGTTATACGCTTATTGTTGATAACACCATTCTTGCGATTGCCGGCGTATTAGTTGTAAGGGCCGGGGTTGGTGAATTGTGGAGCATAGGCACCAGCGAGATAGTTAGAAACCCGAAGTTTTACCTTAAAGCCTCAAGATGGGGTATCGAGGACGGTTTTGAGCAACTAGGGTTAAGAAGACTACAAACAGTTTGCGGGCGAGAAGATTCTATTTCCTACAACTGGCAAAAGAGACTAGGCTTTGAGTTTGAAGGTATAATGAAATCATATAATGACGATGGCACCGATGCTGTCAGGATGGCTATGACATGTGGACAAAGAAAGACACCGGCTACAGCTTAACCGCTCTGGGCTCAATGTTTGAAGAGTATGGGGTGGTTAGTGCGTCTGAAAGCATGACTCAGATCAATCAATCTAATGTTGAGTCACGCATGGCTGATGTTAAGCAATTAACCAAATCAATGAGTGATAATGTAAAAACGCTTATTCGTGGTTCACGTCGAGCATCAGGCAAACTCAAGCTGGCTGTTGCTGCTAGTAATTTGGTAATGGAAGGCTCACCTTTAATGGCTGCTGAAGAATTATACCAGCGTGGCTCTGAAGATGTTAAGGCAGTACAGGAGAAGGCTAGATTCCAGTTTGCCGGTATCCAGAAGCGTATTGAGATGGATTACATGAAAACCATATCTGAGCTAAAAGGTCAACAAACAGCAGCGATTGGCCGCACTATTAGCACGATTGGCGGCTACTACGGGGGCAAATAATGGAATTAAAGATACCAGAACGCCGAGTAATGCAGGTTGAGCAAGCAGGCCAACCCGTATTTGACCCTCATTCATTGCAGGCTGAGCACATTGGAATGCAAAAAGCAGGCAGGCAGCTTGCCCAAGTCGGCACCGCTATCTCAGATAAAGCATTGCAAGCCGAGCGTGTTGCCAAGAGCGTTTCTTCTGTTAATGAATACCGGCTTGAAATGGATCAGTTTGTTCAAGAGCGTGGCCAGAGAGCGGGTGATTATGCGTCATTTGAAACCGATTTCTCTGATAAGCAAAAAGAACTCTTCGATAAAACCATAGATAGTATTGACGATGAGACAGTGAAAGCCTCTGTTTCAACAAAGCTCGGCCAGCTTGGCACAGATTACCAGCTCAAAGTTCGCCACTCTGCTCGTAAGCAACAAATCGGTTTCGCGCAAATATCTACAACAAAAGCATTAAGCACGCTGTCACGGGCTGCTGTTGAGTCAGGCACCGATTATGACCTTGACACTTCGCTCAATGAAATGCGGTCGCTAATCGAAGTTCAGACTAATGCGGGTATTTATACCCCAGAAACAGCAAATAGATTGCTCGCTGATACTCGGAACGATGTTTATACGTCACGCATAAAGCGAGATATGGCAGCCGATCCAGAGCAGACCTACCATGATTTGCTTGATGAAGATTATTACCCCGAGCTTCCTGAAGACAAACGTGCAACTCTGACCGAGACAGCCCGTAAGCGAATGGAAACAAAGGCCAAGGCTGACGCTCGAAAGCTAAAGAAAACTCATACCGAAGAAGATAGATTGCTGAAAATTCGACAAGATAAAACATCTGGCTTTGGGTATAGCTTATTACAAGAAAATGAGCTTGATGAAGAATGGCTTGAAACTATGCGTGAGAACCGCAGTCTGAAGGCTTCTGACTACACAAAGCTAAAGGATTCTCTGAACAACGCACTCAAAAAAGGTGGCGTAACAGATCCCAGCGTTTATTATGCGGCCATGAATCAGGTTTATGGTGGGGCTGTCACGATTGATATGCTCTATCGACAGGTGGGTGAAGGACTAACTTACGATGATGTGAAGGAATTACAAACCATCCTCCAAGAAGGTAAGCCGATATTTAAAACAAAAGAATATCAAGAGGCTCGCAGTTTTGTTCGTGAATCAATGGGCATCACCGGCTTCGGCTTTATGAAAGAGTCTGATGGGCCAAAGGTTGCCAGTGCATCACGCGAACTTTATGAGCGAGTTAAGAACGGCTCAAACCCGATGACTGCGGCTGATGACATTATTGGCCGATACAATAAACGCCAGCAAGGATTGCCAAGTACCCGCGCATATCCTGATATTCCAAAGGTTGATTTACTGAAAATGTTGCGTGGTGGTATGATTACTACGCAACAGTACAACACTGAAGTCGGATTAATTGAAAAAGAAGCCAAGCGTGCTGCATATAAAGCCGCTGAAGCTGCAAAACAAAAGGTTACTGAGTAATGAGCGAAACCTTATTCCATGACAAGTATTCTGAACGTGCATTGTTGAACTCGCCTGCTGTTAAGGATTCACAAGAAGCACCTGTCTATCCTGAGTTGTCCGATCAGAAAGCTATGCGACAAAAAGCTTCTGAGTGGTATGGCCAAGCTGATGCCCTCACCTCACCTGATGAAGACCCGGAACACGAAGAAAAGATCAGAGCTATGGGGCCAGCCCCTACCGATGCTTTTGGTTTTGCTGTTGATAACAACGGTGAGCGATTACCTGATAGAAACGCAGGTATGAGCCAGCAAGAACGCCTTAGCACCTTATCTACCGTTAAACCCAGCGAAGTTGAACCTCAGAATGTGCAATATGCAATGGATAACCATGCAAAAAGCAAAAAGGCAGCTTATCGTGATGGTGTAATGACAGATTTGATGGGTGCTCAAATGGAGAAAGATCCCATTTCTGGTGTATGGCGGCCTCCTGTTCCTGATTACGGTAAAGTGTTTGCAGCAGACAAAGTGAAAAAAGGCGAGCCCCTACTGTCTAAAGAAGAAATTGAGGCAATGCCAGCATGGTTCGATAGAGCATTAAGCCAAGTAGCCGGTGGCGGTATTGATGCCATGGTGAATATTGGTAGAACAATGGCTATGGGTGCTGCTTATAGTCTGGGAAAATTCGGCACCAAAGAAAGCAGAGAGAAAAATGAAAAGATATTCAACCAGCTTAATGATCCGAATGTAGATTCTTACGAATTGCTCGGTGGCTTGGGTCAAGACATTAAAATTGACCATGATGGCACGCTGTCAGGTGGCTTAGTTCGTGGCTTTTCACAGTTCCTTCTCCCGTTTACTGCTGCATTAAGAGCGACTAGCGCCATAACTAAAGGGCATGGGTTATTGCGTGCTGGTGCTGCTGGATTCGCTACTGACTACACCTCATCCCAAGCCTCAGACGGTAATCTCGCTGATTTATTCTTGATGTTGGGTGCAGATAATGACGCTCTGAAGTTTATGTCAGCAAGCCGGGCATCCACACAAGCTGAAGCAAAACTTAAAATTGCTATTGAAGGCGGCATCATTGGTGAAGGTATTGGCCTCACCATGAAAGGTGGTGGCTGGCTACTGACGAAAACCAAGGATAAAAAACTATTAAAAGCAACCGCTGACTTCCTGATTGATTTGTCAAAAGCGGCCCGTCGAACCAATGAAGTGCAAGTCGCAGCTATAGAGAGTGATGCCAGTGAAATTATTAGTAATCATTTGCTTGAGCAATATGACGTTCAACGTGCAGCCACCCCCCCTACCCCAGCCGATGCTCCACGTGGAACAGCCGGTGAACCGGGTGAGATTCCCGTGGGAAAAGAGGGAGAGCAAAAACCAGAAGACGGTGCGCCACCCAAGCCAGATGAAAAGAAACAAGAGCAACAACCACCAGCACCAACTTACACGCCCAGCCCAGAAGTTAGGGAGGCGTATGCTCAGTTTGCGCTTGCCAAGATACTCAAGGATGACATGACACCTGATGAGTGGATGAAGTCCATGAAGGGCAAAGGCAACCCTGAATTACTAAAACAATCTTACACTCACGCTAAGAAATACATTGATAACGATGGCAGGGCTCAGGCTTATTACCATCGTACTGAACGTGCCGTGATTGAAACACCTGACACAAAGAAAGGCCGTACTGCTGAACAATGGTTACAAGAAATCGAAGGTGCCAGCCAAGGCAAAGGTCAAATGGGTAAACTCCCTGCTGATGTTCGACCTAATGCGACTGATATGAAGTGGTTGGGTGTCGATACTTTCCTTAAAGAAAATAAAGGCAAGAAAGTCACTAAAGACCAGCTTATTGAGCACATCAGATCCAGTCGTGTTGAGATTATGGATATTGATAAGGGTGCCGGTGAAGGTGCTGCTGATGTTGAGTCTGACGAGTTCATGGAAGCGTTAAATGATGCTGAATATGACCGCCTACCTACCCGCGATAATGAGCCCGAAATTGATCCAGATGAATTTGAGAGCTATGTCGAACAGGAAAAAGAATATCATCTTGACGAAAATAAGGATGAATGGTCTGAAGGGTTCCGTGGAGAATTAGAAGACGAATACACTGATGAGCATGGAGAAATTAATGAAGAAGGTCTGGAAGATGCAATAAATAGCGCGGTTGATGATCGGGCAGAAGAATATGCTCGTGGCTCAGCAGAAGAATCAGCCCCACAAAAAGTCACTTTCTCTGATCCTGATGGAAACTTTGAGTACACCGCTATAGGGCGTGATGATTACGGTTGGACGGTACGCGATCCGAGTGGTGATTTAGTTGGAAATAATGATATTTATGATATTGATGGCATTGATGATTTGATACGAGATCACTCAAGAGAATGGGATAATTACGATTCTAGTGCCGCACACGAAGAAGCTCTTGAAAATACAGGCAGAAGCGGTGGTGGCACACGTCACGAAGATTACAACCTTGAAGGCCCGTATTTAGATTACAACGAAGTTCTCCTGACTATGCCTAAACTCAATTACGGCACCGTAGAGTCAGGCCACTTCGATGAAGAAAATGTAATTGTTCATACTCGCTTCAATACCCGCACCGATAAGTCTGGTGCTGAGCTAATGTTCATCGAGGAAGTTCAGAGTGATTATGCGAAGATTGGCCGTAAGCAAGGGTTTGAGTCACAAAAGCTCACTGACCCAGAAGAGATTGCTAAATCTGAAGAAGCAAGAACTACACAAATAAATCAGAAAAAAATGGCAAGCGCGGGATTGCGTGATGCTAAAAAAGAGCTTGAAGAATTGAAGCTGCTTAAATCAGTCGATGAAGATCAGGTGCTTGATAGTGAAATAAATGCAGTTCAAGAGCGTATCGCCTTCCTTGATGATGAGTTGGAAACGATAGAAAAAGGCTTAAAGAAAACAAAAGTTGAGGTTGGCACTAGCCAAGTACCTGATGCTCCAGTTCAGAAAACTCAAGAGTGGGCTGGTATGGCAATGCGTAGACTGATTCGTTACGCCGTTGATAGTGGCCATAAGAAAATTGCTTGGACTACTGGTGATATGCAGGCTAATCGGTGGAGCAAAAAGATGGGTGATGCTGCCAAAGAAGTTATTTGGGAGCCTGCTACTGGCACACTCAGCACATTAAAGCATGACGGTGAATTGGTTAAGGTTCAATCTGGAATCTCTAAAGACAAATTAGCTGATTATGTTGGCAATACTGGCGCTCGCAAACTAAACCAAGCTGCTATCCATGATGGTACAGGTCGAGTTCCGGGTGATCAGATGATTGTTGCTGAAGAAGCACGCGGTTATCGTACTGTTTATGATGCTGAGATACCTAAATCTGTTGAGAAGTATGTTAAACAGTGGAAGGGTAAAATCACTCGGACAGAAATTAATGTTGGCACAGCCATGGAACCAGAGTGGGAAACGGTCATGGCGATTGAGTTTCCTGAAGAAATGGTAAAATCTGCCCGTGGTGGCGTTCCTTTGCTACAATTAACCCCAGCGGTTATGGGTGCAGGTGCAGCAGCAGGTCAATTACTAGAGGTCGAGGATGATAAACTCTAATTTACAGCAGACAGGCGTTTCATTTACTGATGAGCTTTCGCCTGATGTTATCGAAGAAGCCAACCCTTTGTTCATGGGTGAGCAGAAAGAACCTATTGAATTAGAACCAGAAGTTGAGGGTGGTGAGCCAGTTATGCTTGCAGGCTTAAGTTCTGCATTCACCAAGGGCTTAAAGCAGTCATTGGACAAACAGGCCATCCCATCCATTAAAGTCACTGACGAGCCTTCTGAGGTCACTGAAACCTTCATTGAAAAACACCAAATGGATATTGAGTTGCCTGATAAAGCAGTCAATATCAATCTTAATTACATGGATGCCCCCGATAAAGTAAACCAAGTTATTGTCGATATGGCTGAAATCATGCCAAAGCAGGTCGATGAGGCACGTCGAGGCGTGCAGGGTTGGGATCAAACTAAGTTACTGGCCAATGAATTAGGCTTAACTGAAGAAGAATTATTAGCCCGTCCTATTGGTGAGGCTTGGAATGCTGAAAAGATTACCGCTGCTCGTTGGGTTTTAGGTGACACCAGAGACAAAGTTGCTGCTCTCGCTGAAAAGATTGCAGCAAAAGATGCGACTGATATTGAAAAGGCTGATTTCCGTGGTTTGCTTTCTAAGTACGCTGGCATTCAAATGCAGATTCACGGCATGGCAGCAGAAGCAGGTCGAGCATTAAACGCATTTAAAATTGTTTCTCAGTCTGGTGAATTACGAAAAGCTGAGATTGACAACCTATTAGTTAGGCAAGGTGGTGACATTAATCGGCTGGCAGAAGGCTTTATTGGTCTGGATAATGCAGGCTCACAAGCGAAATTTGCTCGTGATATGGCAAGACCCGGCGCTTACCGTATGTTTTTAGAGTATTGGATTAACGCTTTACTCTCTGGCCCAACTACCCACATGGTAAATACGACATCAAACGCTATTGTATCCATGGCCCAACTCCCAGAAACGCTAATGGCATCAGGCTTCGGCAAGATATTCTCAGATGGTAAAGGGGTTCAAGCCGGTGAAGGCATGGCCAGAATGTACGGCCTTTACTCTGGCATGAAAGATGGCTGGGTGGCCGCCGCTAAAGCGTTCAAATCTGGCGAACCATCGGATGCAGCACAAAAATTAGAGGTTCCTGATCATACTGCGATTACAGGAAAGAACGTGGAAGCCGCTATACAACGAGGGGCTGAATCAATCAATTACCTCATCCCCGGACAAGGTATCGACCCTAGCAGTATTAACTTGAGCGACCCCGTACAAGCTGCGATTGATCACATGGGTACATTCATGCGGCTGCCAACCCGATTCTTATTGACTGAAGACGAGTTCTTTAAAGGCATTAACTATCGGATGGAGTTGAACGCTCAAGCCTATCGAGCAGCCAAAGCAGAAGGGCTCGAAGGTCAGGAAATGGCTGAGTTTCTAACAGAATTTATAGATAACCCACCAGAGAATGTGAATATTGCAGCGATTGAATCTGCTAAATATCACACTTACACAAATGAATTAGGCCAACCCGGTCAGAAATTTGCTGGCGCATTAAACAGCTTTCCGATTTCTCGATTGATTATCCCGTTTTTCCGTACACCTGTGAATATCCTTAAATACTCAGCAGAGCGAATGATACCCCCTATACCGGGCATTTCTACTCGATTGAAAGATGACTTGCTTAGTGGCGATCCTGTCCGTAGAGATATGGCTATGGGCCGTATGAGCATGGGTGCAATGGTGTGGGCTTCAGTCGTTCCGTTGATTTCAGAAAACTTTGATTGTGAAAAAGAAATGTGCATTACAGGTGGCCCACCTTCAGACCCTAAGCTTCATGCAACATTGAAGCGTACTGGGTGGAGAGAATACTCACTTAAAATCGGTGACAAATATTACAGCTACAGCCGGTCAGATCCGTATGGTCAGATGATTGGTATAGCCGCTGATGCAGCACGCATATTGCCGCAATTAGGTGATGAAGATGCCAGCGAATACGCTACTGGTTTAGTGATGGCCGTATCAAATAACGTAATAAACAAGACTTACATGAGCGGTATTTCTGATGCTATGGAAGTTTTCAGCTCCAACGACAAAGAGAAATGGCTTAAATACGCCCGTAGGTTTGCAGCAAGCACAGCAGGCTCGGCCATTGGTCAGCTTGAACGAGCAGTAGACCCAACATTCCGCGTTGCTGATAATTTACACGAGAAGTTCTTGGCAAAAACACCGGGGCTTTCTACAGTGTTACCCCCATATCGTGACCTCTGGGGTAGACCTCAGCTTAATAGTGTATGGGGTGACGAAATTACTCAATACATGGCTATTGTGTCACCGATTAAAACCAGCCTTTCCAAGCCTGAGCCCATTGATAAAGAGCTGTATCGACTCGGTTATGCTCCGGGCCGTATCCGTAAAATCATGGATGGTGTTGAATTGGAGCCAAAAGAGTACGATTACTTGGTTCGCATGGCTGGAAACGACTTAAAAGCACCAACTGACACCATTATTTCTGTTTATAACCCGGTAACTGGCGAAGCTGATGACATAGATATTTCAGGTAAAGGCACAATGAACGCTTTAAATGCGTTGATTCGCTCACCTGTTTACAAAACGCTATCCGACTCCGTTGACCCACCGGGCCAAAAGGTTCGCTTGCTCCGTAGTGTTGTTGATCAGTTTCGTGATTTGTCAAAATTAGCTACAATCAAGAAACATGAGCGGTTAATGGATGCTATTATCGAGTCTAAGTCTGAAGATTTACGTGCTATCGGTGCACCAGATGAAGACGTTGATGAAGCAAACACAACAATGCGAATGGAGTACCGGGATACATTCGATGCCCTTAACGATATTGATTTAACAGGCGATTAATATGACTGTTGCAACGACAAACAACCGTAAAATATCTATCACTGATGATGCAGTCACGTCATTTCCTTTTGATTTCCAGATACTTGCTGAAGGTGATTTCAAGGTAAGGCATTATCCTGATGTGGGCTCACCTGTTGATTTGGTCTTATCGACCCATTTCACGCTAAATGCTGCCCCATGGCAAGCAGGTGGAACGATGACCACTATCGGCACACCATTAACTGCCGGTGAAGTGGTGATGTACCGAGATATGGATTTCGATCAAGGTACAGATTTAGAAAATAACCGCCGATATAACGCGGTAGTTTACGAAAAAGCCTTAGACAACCTAACCCTGCTTGTTCAGCAACTTAAAGATGGATTAGACCGCTCGGTTGTTCAGGATATAAACGCAACCGTTACAGGATTGACGTTGCCGCCACCATCTGAAGGTCTTGTTATGGTAGGTAATGCTGATGAAGATGGCTGGGAAGATGGGCCAAGTGCAACTGAGATTTCTAATGCTCAAGGTTATGCTATTGCTGCCGGGGATGCTCAGACCGCTTCAGAAGGTGCTCGTGACACATCAGTAACGGCAGCCGCAGCCTCCGTAACAGCACGCGATAAAGCTCAAGATTGGGCTGAAGAAGTTGAAGATACTGAAGTTGAAACTGGCCAATATTCTGCTTTACATCATGCAGCAAAAGCCGAAGCCTCTGCCGCTACAAGTGCTGATATTGCATCTGCTGTAGCGGGAACAGACACCTATACAGCAACACTTGGTATTAGCGCGTATACAGCGGGAAAAACATATTATCTTTCGTTTGCAAACACCAACACGATTGCAGCACCAACGATAAATTTTGATGCTAAAGGCGCAAAAACAATAAAGAATTTAGATGGCGCTGCATTAGCTATCGGCGCAATACCTGATGAGGCGCTTTGTCGTTATGACGGCACTGATATGATTCTGTTGAACCCTAACCCGGTGCGGCTTGGGTATATTTACGGGCTAATTTTATCAAATGACACAGATGATAACCATGATATTAATATTACATCGGGAGAATGCGCAGCAAGTACAGGTGAAACATTAAACCTTGCCTCTGAAATAACAAAACAAATAGATGCTACATGGGCCGCTGGTGATGATGCTGGCGGTCTATTCTCAGGCACGGTTGCAAATAATACTTGGTATCACGTCTTCTTAATTCGCAAGGATTCAGATGGAACAATTGATGCTGGTTTTGATACCTCAGTTACGGCTGCAAATATTCCAAGTGGATACACAGCATTTCGTATTGTTGGCTCAGTATTAACAGATGGCTCAGCAAATATTATAGTGTTCTCACAAAAAGGGGATGAGTTTTTATTTAGATCTGTTGATGATTTTGCAACAACTAACCCGGGAACAGCCGCAGTCTTACCGACACTATCTACACCGCTAGGCATTAAATGTTTAGCAATAATAGATTTTCATATCTTCGATAATACGGCTAGTAGCCCAGCATCACATTTATTAATTACATCACCAGATCAAGCAGATCAAGCTCCATCATCAGCTGTATTCACATCGAAAATAGTAGCGGCTGGGGCTGATGACGGCAGTCAAGATATTTCTAAAAAAATAAGGACAAATACAACCAGCCAAATACGCTACAGGCTTGATGCTAGTAATGCTGACATAAGTGTTAGATGTACAACACATGGCTTCGTTCATCCAAGAGGGCAATACTAATGAAAGTGTTATGCAATAAAACCACCAAAAAAATTGAAGCCTTCTCTCGCTGGGATGATATTGAACATAATACAAATACGCATGTTTTAATTATTGTTGATCATGTGCCTGATTTTAAAACAGAGCGATTAAATGATATTGAAAATGATATTCGTCCTGTTACACAAGCTGAGCTTGATGCTGATGCTGATGCTGAGAAGGACGCTCAATCAGATATAGAAACAAGCATTGGTGGTGCGGATAGGGCTCTCGCTCTTGTGTTTTTCGCTGAAATTAATCTTCTTAGGGTTGAGGCTGGCTTACCTGAAAGAACGCTTGCACAGCTTAAAAGTGCAGTTAAGGCTAAATTATAATGCCAAACAGTAAACTAGAACACGTACCTGCTGTACTAAAGCATCTTGCTGATGCCAGTGCGTGGACTTCAGTTATTATGTCATGGATAGTGGCAGTAACACCGCTTCTACAGTTTGGCATAATAGTGCTGGCGCTGGTGTGGGGCTACTATAGGGTTCAAGACATTCGTTTAGCTATTCATTTGAAGAAGCTAAAGATAAGACGGCACGAGGACGCGTAGCATGAGTTTCAAATTAAGCGTTACATCAAGAACAAGGTTGACTGGCGTGAATCCAGCTCTAATTGAGATTGCAAACCTAGCTATTAAAATCACAAAAATTGATTTTGGCATTCCTGAAGATGGCGGTGTGCGTACAGAAATACGTCAAAAAGAGCTGTATCTGAACGGAAAATCTGAAGCCGATGGCGTGCGTAATAAGTCACATCATCAGTCAGGTGAGGCTCTCGACTTTTATGCCTATATTGACGGCGCAGCCTCATGGAGAGAAGATCACTTAGCCATGGTTGCCTGTGCACTGTTACAAGCGGCTTCAATCCTTGGGTATAAGCTGAACTGGGGTGGGCTCTGGCGCTCTAAGAAGAAAACAAATGGTATCTCTTATGGCTGGGATATGGGGCATATAGAACTGGGGTAAAATGATGGATGAATTAATGGTTTACATAAATAAGTTTTTTACGATACAACAGCAAACCGCTTTGCTGGCTGTCACTATCAGCGTAATGATACTAACCCAAGCATTTAAGAATATTTATTTCGGCTTTCACAGAGTAAAGGATAAGAAGAAGCGCAAGGCTATTATCTGGTTGTTCGCATTATTGGCTGGGTTTGGTGCTGGGATGATAGGCCACTTAACGGCCGTTCCTCCTCAACCAATATTGTTTTGGGTCTTCAGTGGCGTATCGAGCGGCGGACTAGCCATTGGTGCCTTCTGGCTGATTATCGAAATTGCCTTGCCTCGGTTTAAGCGAGCACCTAAAGATGAGTAAGTTTTGGGGTGTTATAGTTGTAATTCTCGCACTTATTGTGTATGACAAATGGCGTTCTAGCCAATCTTATGATCAGGGTTTTAATAAATGTACGGCTGATAACGTAACCTCAGTCAATGAGGCGGTAGCGGCAGATCGCAAATCTGAAAAAGAAAAACAGGATGAAGTCGATGAACAGACACAAACTCAAATTAGGGAAATTGGCGTTATTAATGCTGGGCTTCTCGATGATATTATCAAGCTGCGGAAGCGTGCCAATCGTAAACAGCAGCCAAGCGGTGCCGAATCTCTCTGCAAGGGTGCCACTGGGTCAGACCTTTCGTTTGCCGATGCAGAATTTCTTACAAGGGAAGCTGCCAGAGCCGACGAAATTAGGGTCGGATTAGAGGCCTGCTACAATTACGCTGACACCGTGACAAAAAAAAGCCCTAATTAAAGGGCTTTTCCATTTATGTTTTTATTTAACTGAATTGTCTAATGCCAATGGAGTCACCTCGAACTCCAATTGAATCAGCGGCAGCATTTGAGCGACAAGAATCACAATTAGTCAATGTAATCATCGGTTCATTTTGTTTAAATAAATTCACATTAGAGACATTAGATTGTGATTTCTGATTTACTGCAACAGCAGCAACCACATCACTTTTACCAACATCAATAATTTGATGCGTCACATCTACCTGATAGGAAGGCGCGCTAATAGTATCTGCTTGAGTTGTGAACGGAATTAAAAATACAGTCATTAATAGGATTGCAAATAATCGTTTGGTCATCATGCTTTTCTCCTTTTTACTTCGTTAAATAAGCGTTATTACTTTAGTGCAGAAAAGTTTAAGTATCAATATTTAAAAAAGCCCCAGCGATTAACCGGGGCAAACACCTAACTATTGGGACGAGAGCCAGCTTACCAAGACGAGCTCAAGAATGACCACTCCCTAGCTAAGTCTCGATAATATTCACGCTCAGTCTCCACTCTCATAAAGGCTGGTGTTAGGCTTGCTCTACGTCTAGCTTCAACACGCCTAGCTTCAGCACAGTCATGGTGCATACGTTCTTCAGTGTGATCTAACTCGTCTTTATCCCAAACTGCTCGGCCACAGCCCCGGCAAAAGGGCTCCCCCGTTGTTGTATAAAGCTTGTCTTTTCGCACTCCCATAATCTAGCGTGAAGTAAGAACAGGGTTGTTGACAGAAGTTACACCCAGTATATCCATATCATCCTTCATGGATTTAGCAAGCTTGTTCAGGTGAGGCATATTTGGCATCACACAATCAATATCTGCCTTGCCTTCAGCAACCGCTTTACACAATAAACGAATATCAGGCACTTCAGCAGACCATTTATCCGTCATTGTGGTGGTTGCGCCGTACTCGGAACGCACTGTTGACTTATTAACGTCATCCTGTGTCTTGTCAGATGCGCTCTCAGCAGCTCCCACTAATTCTTCAGCCGCTTCATTCTTACCATTAGCTTCGAGCTCAGCGGCCTTCTCAAGAGCTTCAGCTTCACGCTTCTCACGCTCGATGCGTTCATTTTCCTGTGCAATACGGCGAATTTCCATCTTGTAATCAACCATCTTCCGATTTAACTCTTTAATTGCCATATCAACCGGGTTGGTAATTAACTTATATTTTGCATTGATTGCTTTCAGTGCGACATTAATTGGCCCGGTAATCGACTTCCGATCATCTTCAGCGTTGTTTTTGATGTTTTTCAACATCTTCAGCAAATCACCACCCTTATCTTCCGTTTGAGGTGAGTCGATAACTGCTCGACTTACCGCTGAGATTAAATCATCAGCTCGCGCCGTGATTTCTGTTGTATCTGGTACTTTATATTCTTGTTCCATTTTGGTTCTCCGTTTTGTTAGCCTTCTTCTAATGGACACCATTCTGGTATCACACTAATATCTTCAGGCAATAATTTTTCTTTGTGATCGTGTCTGCATTTTGCAGGCACATATCCGGCCATTAACGCAACACCCAGATCGCAATGAAGGCATTGATTGCACGAATTAATGATGACTTTTTTACTCATTTTCTGGCACCATCCCCGGCGTTTCAAAGCCATTTAACGCCTTGGCTATACATATTTTACCTGTTGGCCCCACCGTCTTGCCAATATGCTCAAGCCAGTCGTGAATTTCTCCAATCGTTAAATCCTTCGTTCCAGCCAATACATGCTCCTGACTGATAAAAGGCCTTACTTGAGCCGTAACAATGACCCGGTAATTTTTCTTATTTGTTGAACCCATGATCTTCTCCACATAGCTCGTTCATTTAATACGCCGCATACATACCCAGCAGCAGCCCCGCAAATTGCTAATAAAATTAAATATTTCATATATCACCTCCAAAATGGTAGAAGGGCAGGGGCGTTAATCCTTGCTACATCAGAGCATTGCTAGTGACATGTCATCCGATACCTCACTAGGGCTACGTGACTACACGCTTCCTTCCGTAAACTCAAAATAAAACAGATGCAGATTTTGGCGGCAATAACTCTTTGCCAGCCTCTACACATTCATATAATTCAACACAGGACTCTTCCAGTTTCCCGATGTATTCTTGATCTAGATCAACTTCCTGAACATAAAGTCGATTCTCAACCTCTGCTCTCGGGTCAAAACTAATGAAATACCCCAGATTCATGTGAGTCACCCAAGCATTACCCATTACTTGCGGCTTATGCTTGTCAGGCATTCCCAACATTAAGGTTTCCTGATGTACTTTTTGGTCGTAAGGGCATTTAACTTCAGCGATTGCAAATGGCTGAGAATCATTATCGTGAACAAAACCATCCAGTGAGACACCGATAAACGGGTAATCTTGATGCAATACGAAGCCTGACTTGGTTACGTCCATGTCATAAGCAAGCTCAAAGGCAGCGATAGCGTACCCCTCGTGCTTATTACCCCAGTTCAATGAAGGAGCTGTCACGCCCATAATCTTGTCGAGGTGGGCATCTAAGGCAGCCTCATTGCCAGCTAACAGCTCACGTTCCTTAATCAATTCCTTGATGTAGGTGTTTTTTACGCGGTTGCTGCCATTGGCCCTGATAAAACAAGACCCGGTGATTATTCCCATCCGGGCAATAAACCATTCTCTGCTTTGCTGTTCCATTACGGTTTTTCCATTGCTAATATAATGAAAGATGCCGCCATATATGTTGATGCGACTCCGTAGTTGTCCATATAAAAATGAAATGCAGCAAACCCTATACGGGTTAAAAATATTAAAAAATTCATGGCTTCTCCATTGCGTTCATCACACCAGACCTAAGAGCCTCAAGAGCCTCATCAAATCTATTTTCTGGTAAGTCTTCAATTTTTTCCTCACCCATGGATTTCGCTAACCGTTCCATCCATTTGGCTGGCTTGGCATCAGGCAGGGAATCAGAAACCGTTGTGTATAGCTGGTTGGCCTGCTCTTTACTGATCATCATCACTGGCTCAGAGCTATCTTCACGGCCAGCCAGCTCATTGAATTTGATGGTTTCGTATTTATTCATCACTTCAATCATGCCATCCAGACCGCTTGACTTAGGCCAGTATTTCCATGCACGACGAACTACAGTCTTTCGCCACATTTCTTCTTCAAAATTCTTCCATGGTGAATAATTTGAGTTTTTAGATTCGCTTTTAGCTTTAGCTCTGCCAATTTGCTCTGCATCCATATAATCAACCAGCATTTCACCGTCTGGCAGCTTGGCCACGCAATATGCACCAATCATGGCTCCACGCTTAGTAGAGTCAGGGATGATCTTGTGACGTATTTCAGTGGTGGTGCCTTCTGTATATTCAAAGGGCTCATTGGAATAAACCACTTTAGCTTTCACCGATACCACATTGCCATCCCGGTTCACGACTTCCATCATGCCCTTGTAGCTTACGAGCAACGTGGCCACTTTTCCGCGAGGGATTAAATAAAGATGCTGAAGCTGTGGGCTGAGAGATAAACCAATCATCGACGCTGACATCAATGCCTGCTGCACGCTTTCAGGCGTGCAATTATTAAACTTAGGCTCTGCTGCTATGATGTTTTTAGCGTGCTCAGCCTCAACAGCAAACTTCATCTTCACCGCTGCTGGCAATCGACCACGCCATTTACCTTGAAAACTTTTGTCCGTTAAGACTGCTAGGTTATTGCCCATTTTGGTCTGCCTCCACAAGCTCGAAATCGCCATACTCTAAACCCGACACCCTGAACACCGCGCCGCAGCACTTGCACTCATCGGCCTGAAAATCAATATTTCCATTTACAATAAATCCACCCAATACCCCAATCTGACCGGCCTTTACGATGCCCATGCCATTTCGGACTTCTCGTGTTAAGCGAACACGCTGGCCAGCCCAATCACCAGCTTTTTTCATGCCCCCGTATTTTTTGCTCATTTCGCGCTCCGCATTTCCAATAAGGCAATGATTAGGCTGTCAACTTCACTTCTATGGACGCTGATGTGCCAGTCACCTTCTCGGATGATTAATTGTTTAGATGGTGAGTTGTCGATTCTCACCGTTTTAGCTTTACCTTTGCCCCAACATTTATATTGCTTGCTCATGCTTCCACCCTTTTTTGTAGTTGTGTAATTACTTTCTCTTCCACGAGCACCATCGGAACATCAGGTGCTTCACCATCAAATGCGTGAGCCCAGAACGAACGTCGAATACGAACCGTGGTACCTGTTTTGCGCTCAAACTCATCAACACCAACCAGCTCAATAAAACTGCAATCATCTAGTGATTTTCTCCGTAGAGCATTCAGCGCAGCAATACGGGCCTCGTTTGCTATATTTTCTTCGTAGGGGGTGATCGGCAACGGTTCCGCACTTTCATAACGTCTGCTGCGGTGCGAGCCAGCAAAACCAAAACCATGAGAGGCGTTTGATGGGAGGTGGTGTCTACTCATCAGTCTCAACCTCATCAAGATCGAAAGAGTTAGCCCAAAGCTCAACGGCATAAGAGAGATAAAATACTGCGATACCAGACCATGATTCGCCTGATTTTGGTGCTGGGATTTCGCCTGTTTGTTCTTCGATATACTCAAGGACTTTATCGCCATGCTCGGCCATCGTTTGTGCTGCACCATAATATTCAACTGCTGGCATATAAGAGCCTGATGCACACCCACCTTGCTGGATTGCCTGAATATCATAGTATTCAAGACCGCCATCTATCCATTCTGGGGTTTGTTCTTCAATAGCTTCGTTAGCTTCTTCGATGTTCATTTTGTTCTCCCGGTTTATATTTCTTGTCGTGCTTAACTACACATTAGTTGATGAAAAAATAAATGTCAAATAAATATTTTGTTTATCTTCAAGGTTGCGTTATATTTATCCCTCGTCTATAGTTCGTCGTAAGGAACCACAAATGAATACATACACATTTTTAAAGTGCCAGCCTAAAAAGATTGTTGAGCAAGTAGCTGAAAGGGCTGGAACGAACCACGGGTGGTTCAGACAGGTGGCTCATGGTCACGGTAAGTTCTCGCCTACTATGGCCATTGCATTAGAAGAAGCTAGCAAGCATTACGCTTTAAGTGAATCTGATGCCATGACCGCTGAAGAAATATTAGGGCTTGATAAGTTAAGAGTTGATCGGGCCAAAGAATTAAGAAAGAAGAAATAAGTGTTGACATGTTGTGGACAGATGTAGAAGATAAAAGTCCACAAGCAATCAGGAAGAAGAAATGGGATACACAAAACTCTTTAATGAAATAATTATGTCAACGGTATGGCGCGAACCCAATCACGTCAGGCTTTTATGGATAACCATGTTGGCATTAAAGGATCAATACCACACTGTTAATGCTTCATTGCCCGGTTTGGCAGATGCAGCCAGAATCACGATGGATGAGTGTATTGAGGCATTAACCGTGTTGAAGTCCCCAGACCCATTCTCAAGAACAAAAGAGAATGAAGGTCGCAGAGTCGCAGAATGTGATGGGGGGTGGCTTATTTTGAATGGTGAAAAGTATCGCCAAAAAATGAATACCGATGAGCGCCGTGAATATAAAACACAAAAACAACGCGAATATCGAGAAAGATCAAAGAAGTCTGTGGACAGCAGCGTGGACTCTGGTAGTGAATTGAGGACAGTGTTGACACATAAAGAAGAAGAAACAGATACAAAAGAAAAGAAGATCAAAACAAAGCGATTTGTAAAACCTTCTGTTGATGAAATAAATATCTACTGTAGAGAAAGAAAAAATGCCATTAACGCTGAACAATTCTTTGCTCACTATGAATCAAACGGCTGGAAAGTTGGTAAAAATCCAATGAAGAACTGGAAAGCAGCTGTAATAACTTGGGAAAAACGGGATAACAACAATGGACAAAATCAGCAATCAAGCGGAAGCCGTACTCAACAATTTAACAGCGAACTCGATCGACTTGCCCACGAAGCGATTGAAAGAGGCGAAACTCTCTGATCTGGTTGTATTAAATATATTTAAAAAATTCCAAGCTGTTTACCTCAACAAGTGGACTTCAG